AGTAGTTAGCGGTGCTACACAATCACAAACTTCAAATAATGTTTTATTAGTTGTACACCAAATAATAGTAAAGAATGCAACTCAAGCGCAAACTTCGGGCGCTGTAGCACTAACTCAAGATTATTCCCTTACAGTTCAAAGCGCTACTCAGTTACAAACATCAAATAATGTTTTATTAGTTGTACACCAAATAATAGTAAAGAATGCGACTCAACTACAAACTTCTGATAATGTCGCTTTAACTCAAGATTATTTACTTACAGTTCAAAGTGTTACTCATTTACAAACATCCGGAATTGTTGCTTTAACTCAACATCAAATTTTGGCAGTTGCTATTGCTACTCAATTACAAATAAGTGAAAATGTTGCGTTGTCTGCTCATTATTCAATTGTAGTCAATAGCACTACTCAACTACAGGCTTCTGAGAAACCGACACTAACATATTATTCAGGAACAGTTACATTAACGGTCAATAATTCCGCTCAATCACAGATTTCCGGAGTTGTGGCATTAACCCAACATCAAATATTAATGATTGGTAGTGCTGCACAATTACAAACTTCGGATGTTGTAGCCTTAACCCAAGATTATTTACTTACGGTTCAGGGCGCTACTCAGGCACAAACATCAAATAATATTATATTAGTTGTACACCAAATAATAGTAAAGAATGCGACTCAACTACAAACTTCGGACGCCATAGCCTTAATCCAAGATTATTTACTTACGGTTCAAGATTCTACTCAGTTACAAACATCAAACAATGTTTTATTAATTGTACATCAAATAATAGTAAAAAATGCGACCCAACTACAAACATCGGATGTTGTAAGTTTAATTCAGCATCAAGTATTGGTGATTGGCAATGCTACTCAATTACAGGCTTCTGATAAAATAACATTAATCCAAGATTATTCCCTTACAGTTCAAGGAGCAACACAATTACAGGCTTCTGGTATTGTCGCCCTAACACAGCATCAGATATTAGTGGTTAATGGGGCTAGTCAGTTGCAAACAAGCGATAGGGTTACATTGTTTGCTCATTATTCAATTATAGTCAATAATGCCACTCAGTTACAAACATCTGGAAGTGTAGACTTAATACAACATCAGATATTGTTTGTCAATGGGGTTACTCAGTTACAGACTTCTGATAAAATAGCAATAGCCCAAGATTATTTGCTTATAGTTCAAGGAACAACACAATCACAATCTTCAGATAATATATCTCCAACTCAGCATCAGGTTTTGGCAATTGTCGCCACTACACAATTACAAACTTCGGGAACTGTAACTTTAACTCAGCATCAAATTTTGTTTGTTAATACTTCTACTCAATTACAGACCGTTAATAATATTGCTTTAACACAGCATAATATTTTAGTAATTAATAGCGCCAGTCAGTTACAAACCGCCGACAGCGCGGCAATAATTCCAAGCGGGGCTATAGCAACCAACACAGCAATACACTTACAAACATCTGTAACTGTAGCTTTAACGCAACATCAAGCTTTAATCGCTAATACTGCAACGCAGTTGCAGGTTTCAGATATTGTAACTCTGGCTCAGCACTATACCCCTCTAATACTCAATAATGCTATTCAGGCACAGGCTTCGGAAACTATAGCTTTAACTCAACATCAGATATTAGCAATTAATAACACTACTCAATTGCAGACTTCTGGAAATGTGATATTAACTCAACATCAGGTGTTGGTTATCAATACATCTATTCAATTACAGACTTCCGGCACTCTCGCGTTAACTCAGCATCAAATATTAATTGTAAATAATGTAACACAAGCTCAAACATCGGATAATGTATTATTAACTCAACATCAGCTTTTGGCAGTTGGTACTTCTACTCAGTTACAAACAAGCAACAATATTGCATTATTTGCTCACTATTCAATTATAGCCGACAATGCTACTCAGTTACAAATTTCTGGCGCTGTAGCCTTAACCCAACATCAAATATTAACCATAAGCAATGCGACACAAGCTCAAACAGCAGATAATATATTACTAACTCAACATCAGCTTTTAGCAATTGCTATTGCTACTCAGTTACAAACAAGCGGGAATGTTGCACTATTCGCTTACTATTCAATTACAGTTAATAATGCCACTCAATCACAGACTTCTGAAATTGTTGTTTTAACCCAACACCAAATTTTGTTTGTTAATATTTCTACTCAATTACAGACCGCCAACAATGTCGCTTTAATTCAACATAATATCTTAGTAATTAATAGTGCCACTCAGTTACAGACCGCCGGGAGTGTAATAATAATTCCAAGCGGAGCTATAGCAGCCAATGCCGCAATCCACTTACAAACATCTGAAATTGTAACTTTAACGCAGCATCAAGTTCTAGTTGTTAATACTGCAACTCAGTTGCAAGTTTCAGATACTGTAGCTCTGGCTCAACACTATACTCCTCTAGTACTTAACAATGCTATTCAGGCACAGATTTCGGAAATTATAGCTTTAACTCAACATCAGATATTGAAGGTTAATAGCACTACTCAATTACAAACCTCGGGAACTGTAACTTTAACCCAACATCAAATATTGGCTATCAATGCATCTATTCAATTACAAACTCCCGATAATATAGTTTTAACCCAACATCATGCATTGATGATTAACAATGCCACTCAGGTACAAACTTCTGATAAAATAATTATAGTTCGGGTTTGGGTATTAATAGTTAATAATACAACACAAGGGCAGATAACATTAGAAATTATTACTGGTATAGTTGATTATATATTGAGAAATGAATATTTTGGCATGTTTGGTATGCCTTTAGATTATTTCCCATATGAAATTTCTCCCCATCTAAATCTTATATACCATTCAATCGAAGCATCGTTAATTCTCAATAATTCTATTCATGTACACACTTCAAATAATATTGTATTAACTCAAAATTATCTATTATCCGTCCAAAATACAGTACACACACAAACATCGGGAGCCATAATCTTGAGTGCGCATTATATCATATTGGTTAATAATGCTACTCAAATTCATACGGCGGGTGATGTTGTATTAACCGCTCATTACACACTGGTAGTTAATAATTGTACTATAGCACAAACATCAGAGAACGTAATCTTAAGCGCCCATTATTCGATAACAATTAACAATGCCACTCAAGTGCATACTTCTGAAAATGTGATTTTAACTCAACATCAAGTGTTAGCGGTAAATAACACGGCGCAGGTTCAAACATCGGATAAAGTAGCTTTAACTCAACATCAAGTATTAGTGGTTAATAACACCACACAAGCACAAACTACCGAAATAGTTGCACTAACTCAGCATCAAGCGTTAGTGATTAATAATACCACTCAATCACAAACATCGGGTAATGTAACATTAACTCAACATCAAATATTAATTGTTCAAAGTACAATACAATTACAGACTTCCGATAATATTGCGCTTTTTGCACATTATAGTATAGTAATAAATAATGCTGTTCAGAGTCAAATATCTGAGAGCATAGTATTAACTCAACATCAAGTGTTGGGGGTAAATAACACAGCCCAAGCTCAAACATCAGATAAAGTAGCTTTAACTCAACATCAAGTATTACTAGTCAATAGTGCTTCACAAACACAAACTGCCGAGACAATAGCATTAACTCAGCACCAAGTATTAGGGGTTAATAATGCTACTCAATTGCAGATATCAGGCAATGTAATTTTAACTCAATACCAGATATTGATTGTTCAAAATACACCCCAATTACAAATTTCTGATAACGTTGCACTTTTTGCACATTATAGTATAGTAATAAATAATGCTGTTCAGAATCAAACATCCGAGAACATAGCATTAACTCAGAATCAAGTATTGTCGGTTAATAGTTCCATTCAAGCGCAAACCGCCGAAAACATAATATTGTTTGCTCATTATAACATAGTAGTAAATAACGCAACACAGGCGCAAACATCAGACAATATAACCTTAACTCAGCATCAAGTATTGGGAATCAATAATGCTATTCAGCTTCAAACCTCTGATACCACAATATTATTTGCTCACTATGCTATTGTAGTAAACAGCGCTATTCAAAATCAAACATCGGATAGCATAATCCCGCTTCAACATCAAGTATTGAGTATTAATAATGCTATTCAGTTACAAACTTCCGATAACATAGTTCTGATTCAGCATTATGGTTTATTGGTCAATAATGCTACACAATTACAAACTTCGGGAAATGTAGTTTTAACTCAACATCAAGTATTAGTAGTTGCTAATGCAATTCAATTACAAACTTCTAGTGTTGTAGTTTTAACTCAAAATTATTTATTAGCAATTCAAGGTGCAATACAATTACAGACTTCCGGTGTTGTAGTTCTAACTCAACATCAAATTTTGGTTATTGCTTCTTCTACACAATTACAAACATCTGACAATATTCTTTTAACTCAAGATTATCTACTTACAATTCAAAGTGCAATACAATTACAAACATCAGGTATTGTAGTTCTAACTCAACATCAAGTATTGGGGATTAACAATGCCGCCCAAGTTCAGACTTCCGATAAAGTTTTATTAGTTGTACACCAGATAATAATTAACAATGCTACACAAACACAGACTTCCGACAATGTTGCTTTAACCCAACATTACGTTTTATCGATTAATAATACTACACAATCACAAACAGCGGATAAGGTTTTATTAGTTGTACATCAAATAATAGTTAATAATTCTACCCAAATTCAAACCGCAAATAATATAATACTAAATTATCAAGGGTATTATAATATATTAGTTGATAATTCTACTCAACTACAAAGTTCTCAAAATATAGCATTAACACAACATCATATTTTGATAATCGGTAGTGCAACGCAAGCGCAAACTTCTGATGCTGTAGGATTACTGGCTCACTATGTTATAGTAGTAAACAATGTTACTCAAGCTCAAGCATCAGACAATATAACATTATTTGCACATTACAGTTTGGCAGTACAGAATACAACCCAATTACAAACCTCAGACAATATTTTGCTTACTCAACATCAGGTATTGGTTGTCCAAGGCACTATCCAATCGCAAACCTCTGATACTATTGCACTAATTCAGCATCAAATATTAATAACCAACAATACTACACAGGGGCAGACTTCGGATAGTATAATATTAATACAGCATCAAGTATTGGGTATTCAGAATACAATCCAACTACAAACTGCAAATGGTGTTACATTAACTCAGCACCAAGTATTAGTTATTCAAAATGCAACACAGTCGCAGACCAGTGAGAATATAACATTATTTGCTCATTATATATTAACAATTAATAATGCTATTCAGAGTCAAACATCTGAAAATATAACATTAATTCAGCATCAGATATTGGTTATTAACAATGTTACACAATATCAAGTTGTCGAAAATGTTGCATTAACACAGCACCATATACTAGCAATCAGTAATGCTACTCAATTACAAACAGCAGATAATATAACCCTGATTGCTCATATGTTTGGTTTATTGGTTGTACAAAATGCTGCTCAAACACAAACAGCACAGCATATTGTATTAACTCAACATCAGATATTGACGACTAGTAATGCTACACATCTACAAAGCGCCGATAACGTTGGATTGACACAACATTATAACATATCAACAAATAGTGCTATCCATTTGCAAGTTGCAGAAAATATTGTATTGATTCAACATCAAGTATTATTGGTCGGCGGCGCTTCACAATTGCAAACTTCCGATAATATCGGGTTGATACAACATCAAATCCTGTTAATCAATGGCTCTACTCAGTCTCAAACTGCAAGCAATATAAATCTAGTTCAGCATTATGTTTTGGTTGTTTTAAACGCAACTCAATTGCAAACTTCCGATAATACAATATTATTTGCACACTATATTGTAACAGTTCAAAACGCAACACAACCACAAACTTCCGAGAATGTAATATTAACGCAGCACATGCTTGCATTTAGTTTGGAAGTGCAAAATGCTATCCAAACGCAAATTGTAAATAATGTAGAATTAACACAGCATTATATATTATCAGTTCAAAATGTTACTCAATTACAAACCAGCAATAATATAGAACTAACCCAACATTTTGCGGGTTATCTTTTAGTCAATAACGCTATTCAAGTTCAAATTGCTGATAACGTAACATTAACTCAACATCAAGTGTTGGTTATCAATAATGTTATTCAAGTTCAAATTGCCGATAATGTAACATTAACTCAACATCAAGTATTGGCTATCAATAATATTGCTCAATTACAAACTTCTGAAAATGTAACATTAATTCAACATTATATTTTAACAATTAATAATACAACCCAATTACAGACTTCGGAAAACGTAATTCTAACTCAACACCAAGTATTATTAGTTAATAATGCTACTCAAGCGCAAACAGCAGAAAATACAATTTTATTTGCACATTATGCTATAACAGTTTATAATTCTATACAGCCGCAAACGTCTGAAAATGTAATATTAACACAACATCAGATATTATTTGTCCAAAGTGCTACTCAATTACAAACATCTGAAAATATAGTATTAATTCAGCATCAGATATTATCTGTTCAAAATTCTACTCAATTACAAGCCGCTCAAAATATAATACTTGCGACGGCGGGTATTTTATCAATACAAGATGCTATTCAATTACAAACCGCTCAAAATATAGTATTAGTTCAGCATCATGTGTTGTCAATTAATAATGCAACTCAATTACAAACAGCGGGCAATATTGTTTTAACTCAACATCATGTATTAACAATTAATAACGCAACCCAACTACAAACCTCTGATAATGTAATTTTAATACAGCATCATGTATTAACAGTTAATAACGCAACTCAACTGCAAACATCAACCAATATAGTTTTAATCCAACATCATATATTGGCGGTTAATAATGTTGTTCAATTACAAACCTCTGATAATATAGCATTATCTCAAAATTATATTTTAGCAGTTAAAAATACAATCCAAATACAAACTTCTGAAAGTATAATTTTAACTCAGCATCATGTCTTAGTAATTAATAGTATAATTCAATTACAAACAGCAGACAGTATAATTTTAACTCAACATCATATATTATCAGTTCAAAATGTTATACAACTACAAACAGCAAATAATATACTTTTAATACAACATCATGTAATAGTAATACAAAACGCTCTTCAGTTGCAAACAGCAGATAATATAACTTTAGTTTATCGCTTTATCTTAACAACAGTTAACAACGCTACTCAATTACAAACTTCCAACAATGTGATATTACTTCAGCATTGTGTTTTGGCGGTTAATAATGCTGTTCAATTACAAACCTCTGATAGTGTAATTTTAATACAGCATCAAATATTGCAAGTACAAAACGCTATTCAGTTGCAAACAGCAAATAGTATAACTTTAATTCAACATTATATTCTAATAATTAATAATACCATTCAATTACAGACGGCGGGCAAGGTAACATTATTTGCCCACTATAGCATAATAACCAATAGCGCTATTCAACCTCAAACCGCTGAAAATGTGGTATTATTCGCACATTATACTATAATAGTCAACAATGCTGTACAATTACAAACAACTAGCGATATAATATCAAGAGTTATTCTTGTTGTTCAAGACACTGTTCAAAAACAAACTAGCGATAATATAATAATAACTTCTAATTATTATACTCTAATAATCAATAACGCTGCCCAAGCACAAATAGCCACGAAAATTGCTTTGATTTATTTCCGAGTATTGGAGACACCTAGTTCTAGGACATATATTATTATATTCGAGGATAGGAGTTATACAATTAAAGCAGAAAATAGATTCTATGTTATACCTCCTTGGGTTGATGATAATGATAATAGAAGAGGGGTTTTATAATACACAATAACATGATTATAAAAAAGGAAGGCGCTTATGGCTGCTGATGCTGAAAAAACTGTTGAATATGTTTTTGCTACCACTGGAAGCAACATAACAACTGGTACATCGCTGGGAGCGTCTACACGTTGGGATTTTCCTTTGATTGGTTTAACTATACCAGAAATAACATCGAGAACCTTCAAATCAGTAATACTGGAATGTGGCTGGCGTGATGCTTTTACCACTGTTTATAATGTTTCTGGCTGGCGTATGGGTATTAGGCTCGGTGTTGCGGCAGCTAGTGATGTAGATTTTTCCCCTACCGCACAAGCCAATACAGGCGACCATGAGGCGGGTCTAGTTATTCGAGATGTTACCAATTACTTTGTTTCAAACTTTGGAGCAAGCGCAAGCCAAAGCTGTCAAGCCAGTCTCGCCATAGCAACAGCTACAGCAGCCGATGTCGAAAATCTAACAGCAAAATTAATTATAACTTATGAATATGATAGTTCAGGTTCAAGAAGTGTAAAAACTGTACGTGTTCCTATTCAAAGCGGAAGTTCGCCTTTAATTGCTACCGCAATTGAAATAGGAACGGGAGGTACAACGCCCGCCCCCGCCAATCAAATTCCAGCTTTAGATACATTTCTTCCTGAAACAAATAAGACCTATTTATCGACTTGGTTTGAAATGTTTGGTAATGACGGGGGTGCGGCAACAACAGACTTTTGGGCACTTTATCAGATAAACAATAATACAGCAGCATCAAGATGTTATTTGGAACAAGCATTGAATACAGGGACTTATTTTTATGATATTTGGTTAACCAAATATACCAATGGTTCTGGTGTAGTAATAACCCCCTATTCAATCAGTGCAAGCGCAGCCAGTGCTTTTAAAGCATATTCAAGTACTGCCACAAGATTTGATACATTTGGAGGATTATATTGTGTAACCTATGAATATGACTCAACCTCCGCAAGTGTAATGAACTCGGTAATATTACCTTTAGATACAAATCCCGGTTATGTGGGGTCAACTACATCCGCCGATGGAAATTATTTTCAAAGGGATTTATGGGTAGAAGAGCCTAATCCAATATTAGCACAATCTGGCGTTTTATTCTATGCGCAATCTGCGGGCGGTGCTACTTTCAATCTTTTAGCGGGAGGACAAACAGCAAGACCATATACCCTCACGGCTCTGGTTAACTCTGGTGGACATGCTCTCGTACATAGAGTTGACCATAATTCAGGTTTTACTTTAGCGAGAGGTAAAAATACCCTTAATCTTAAAGTCTATACAAGTGTTGCCGCAACGGTTAATAGTTTGGTCGGTCTAACTTATATTAATTATACTTCCGCCTCTTCTCCGCAAGAAGAGAAAGCCCACAACCATACGACTATTTGGTTTTTGGCTTCCCAAGCAACTTCCGGTGCTGTGGCTACTATGAACGAAATTGCAACGGCAACACAAAGAACACCTACAATTGTAAACCCCGAATATTTTCTAAACGGTGTTGGTTATGAAATCGGTTCTAGATGGGGAGCAGCGGTTAATGGGATTTCTATTCATTCTGAAAAACTAGCTGGAGAATTTAACGGGGACGGTTGGAGAAATATTGATGTATTTGTACATAGTAATGATGGTGAATTAGCAACTTATAAACAAATCGGAGCGGGTCTCGATAGTTTCAACCAAGATAATTTACATATAGGGCAAATGAACATCGAAAGCGCAAGAAAATATCGTGCGCACTATTCCACCGCAGCGTTGTTTTGGTTGAAGATGTATCTGACTCATCATAGCAATACTTTTGTTGTGAGCGGTTCATTTTCAAATCCTGCCGCAAGTGGTTCAAATGTGCTAGTGGATGTGATAAGAGCTACAGATAATGCCTGGAGCGGGTCTGCTTTGAGCACCTCTAGCGGTTCTTATACATTGAATATTTTTGATAATGTCTATCCCGTTTATGCTTCAGCAAGTCAAGATGGAACTCATATAGGAAGGTCTGCTAGTGCCTTAGCAGTTTAAAGGGAGGTGCAGTTATGGCATACTCCCATGATATTAAACTATTAAATCCGGGGGCTGCTTTCAATATTGACTTTGGAAGTGAAATCCCTTTTTTAAGTGTTGATAATGCTACCCAAGTACAGACCAGTGACGATGTAGCCTTAACGCAACATCAAATATTAGTTATAAATAATGCTACTCAGTCACATACTAGTAATAATGTGGTCTTGCTTGCTCATTATACTTTAACAGTTACTAATGCCACACAAGCACAAACTTCTGAAAATATAGTTTTAATTCAGGATTATTTATTAGTAGTTAACAGTTCTATTCAATCACAAACAAGTGAAAATGTAGTATTAACACAACATCAAGTATTGACTATTCAGGGTGTTGCTCAGTTACAGACCAGTAATAATATATCTTTAGCACAACATCAAATATTAATTACAAATAATGCTACTCAGTCACATACTAGTGATAATGTAGTCTTACTTGCTTATTATACTTTAACAGTCGTTAATGTTGCGCAAGCACAATCAAGTGATAATGTAGCATTAACACAGCATCGAATATTGACAATTCAAGATGCTACTCAGTTACAAACCAGCAATAATGTAGCATTAACACAACATTATATTTTAGTAACAAGTAATACAACACAATTACAAACTTCTGATAATATCTTATTAATACAACATTATATTTTGGTTATTAATAATACGGTGCAAACACAGGCATCTGACAATGTTATATTATTTGCATATTATACAATTTTAGTCAACAACGCTATACAGCTACAAACATCTAATGCTGTAATATTAACTCAACATCAAGTATTGGTTATACAAAATTCAACTCAAGCGCAAACAAGCGATAAAGTTGATTTAACTCAAGATTATGTATTAACAGTACAAAATGCTACACAATTACAAACTTCTAATAACATAGTTTTGACTCAACATCAAGTTTTAGCAATAAACAACACAAGTCAATTACAATCCAGTAATAATATAGTATTGACACAATATCGGGTATTAGTTGTAAATAGTGCTACTCAGTCACAAATTAGCGATAATATAGCTTTAATTCAACATCGGGTATTAGTTGTAAATAGTGCTACTCAGTCACAAATTAGCGATAAGATAGCTTTAATTCAACATCGGGTCTTAGCAATTAATAATGTTGTTCAAGCACAAACTTCTGAAAATGTGGCATTAACACAGCATCAGATATTAATAATTCAAAATGCTACACAACTACAAATTTCTGATAATATAAACTTGGCTCAGGGTGGTACACTTCCAGTACAGAACACAATACAATTACAAACTGCTGGAAATGTAAATCTTACGCAACATCAAATATTAACTGTACAAAACGCAATTCAATTGCAAAGCAGCAATAATATAGTATTAAGTCAACACTATACTTTAGCAGTTAATAATTCTACTCAACTACAAATCGCTAATGCAATTGCTTTAATTCAGCATCATATATTAACGGTTAATAATACAACCCAATTACAAACGGGCGACAAAGTAGAATTAATTCAGCATCAAATATTAGCAATTAATAATACTGTTCATGTTCAAACTTCGAATAGCGTAACATTATTTGTTTATTATACATTAAAAGTTGATTATGTTTTTCAATTGCAAGTTGTTGAAGATATAATATTAAGTTCTCATTATAGTATAATAGTTCAGGATGTTACACAAACCCAAATATCAGACAATTTAACATGGACAACACCTATTTTTAGTTTAGAGACCGATGATGCTATTCAAACACAAATCTCTGGTAATATAACATTAAGCCCATATGTACTAACTTTTAGTTTAATAATCGATAATACTATTCAAGTACAAATCGCTTTTGCGCTTCACTTAACTTATTTTTTAATGACTTCTGGTAAATATAGAAGATTATATATTAAAGCTGAAAATAGAAATGATATTATTGAATACGAAAACAGAGTATATTATATTAAATATGAAAATAGAATAACTTTTATAGTAAGAAATGACAATAAAGATAGAACAATTTATATAGAATATAGAAGATTATATATTGAAGCTGAAAATAGAAACGATATTATTGAATACGAAAACAGGGTATATTATATTAAGCATGAAAATAGAATAACTTTTATAGTAAGAAATGACAATAAGGATAGAACAATTTATATAGCGGGAGGTGATTAATGTCATCAAATGTTTTTATTAAAGACCCGAATGCAACATTAGATTATGGTTTTGATTGGTCACAGTGGCTGGATAATGGTGAAACTATTTCTGATTATGTAATAGACACTTCCCCCTGCGGAATAGTTAATCTTTATAGTACAAGCACAATAACCGGGAGCGTTGTTGCATGGTTAACTAGCGGTTGTGTTGGAACAAGATATTCTATAGCTTGTAAAATGACAACAAGCGCAAGCAGGGTGGACGAAAGAACGATTAAGATAGACGTAAAAGAAAGATAAAATCTGAATTTTATTATAGGAGAGTAAATATATAAAAATAAATTACTACGACCCGCTCGCTGTTTACAATGCTTTAAAAAAATCATAAAAAATAGGAGAAAAGTATGAAAAGTAATAAAGTTTATATTGTAGTTATTCTAGTTCTGGTCATAGCTCTTGTGGCAACATTTGCATATTCGCTCCCCATAATAAAATCCGGGGGGCTTTTAGATAACACCCCTAGACTTGGCGTAGAATCCGCCTTTGATAGTGAGCTTGAAATCCTGCTTTCGGAAACCACCGACAAAACCGAATATGTTTTAAACGGTAAAACATTTACAACGGGGAACATTCACGGGGTTGATGTTGTCCTTTTTCTTAGCGGGGTCAGTATGGTTAACGCTGCCAGTAACACCCAACTTCTTTTTGACAATTTCAATGTGAGGGATTTAATTTTCTCAGGTATTGCCGGAGGAGTTAATCCAAGCTTAAATATTGGTGATGTTGTTATACCCGCACAATGGGCGCAATATCAAGAAATGACTTTTGCTCGTGAGGTTGATGGAGAATTTATTTTACCTTTTGGGGGAATACCAGAATTTCCGAATTACGGGATGATGTTTCCTAATTCAGTTACAGTCAACAAAAAAGGTGCTATACCCGATGAAGGAGTATCTATGTTCTGGTTTCCTGTTTCTCAAGAATTGCTTTCATATACAAAATCAATTCCAGAAACACTTCTTCAAAAATGTACCCCTGATGGTGTTTGTTTAGATAAACAACCCATAATTAAAATTGGTGGAAATGGAGTAGACGGTCAAACCTTTGTCGATAATGCGGAATTTAGAGAGTATGTATGGGCAACATTTACCGCAGATTCTTTATCTATGGAAACAGCCGCTGTTGCACAGGTAGCTTATTCAAACGAAATTCCTTTCCTTGGCTTTAGGTCGCTCAGTGACCTTGCAGGAGGAGGAGAGGGAGAAAATCAAATTGGGACTTTCTTCCAACTTGCCGCTGATAACTCGGCTGCTGTTACTTTAGCTTTTATTGATAACTACAAAATAGGACTTGAAAAATAATATAGGGTTTGTATATAATTGTTCTGGCGGGGGTCGTACTCCGCCAGAATATATAAAAGTCTAATTTTATAAAGGTAAAATAAAATGGAAAATAATGAAAAAGAAAAATACTACTGTCGAAAATGCATGAAGGTCCTGTCGGCTGATAATTTTTATAATGCCTATGACGGAATGATTATAGATAAAAATGGAAAATTTTCGGTCTGCAAAAAATGTATTGGGGACCTATACGATTATTTTTATCAACAATATGAAAGTATGGAAAAAACCACCCACCGCATGTGTCAAGCGCTGAATGTTAGGTTTACCAATGAGGCTCTTGATGCCACAAAAGCTCACATACAGACTTTAATAGATAATGGTAAAAATGTAAGTGCTATTTTTTCCATCTACTTGATGAAATTGACAGCAACTAAAAAGTCGATGGATAAAGGGGGAATAAACGATTTTCAATATGAGGATGTAGGAACAATTTTTACTGAAAAACAGGTGGATATTAAAAAAATACCCATCCCCCAAGACGTTATAGAATTTTGGGGAAACGATATTCCAGAAGAAGATGTTTTATTTTTAGAAAAAGAATTTGCAGAATTTAAACAAACCCATTCTACGGACACCCGGGCAGAAGTTGTTCTTTTGAAGCAAGTGTGTTTTAATCTTTTAGACATTAAAAAAGAGAGATTAGCCGGAAACAATACGATAAAACTAGTTAAAGAATTACAAGAACTAATGACAAAATTGGCTATTTCTCCGAATGTAGCTAAAGCTAATGCTTTAAACGCAGGAGGGGATAGTTTCGGACAATGGATTGCGGACATAGAGCGCGAAGAACCAGCCCAATGGCTAAAATCCGACCCGCGTGGAGAGATTTACAGAGACGTGGGTAACACCGAGGAATATTTTCAAAAGTATATTGTTCGCCCTCTCAGGGGATTTATTACAGGAAGCCGTGATTTTAACGTTGACGAAAATGAAGAAATAGAAAGAGAATTTGACGATAGAGAAGTAAATAATTTTGTGAATCTCGATGAGGAAACAAATTAAAAATCGGAGAAAAGATATGAAAAAATTCAAAAAATCAAAAACCCCTCCGCTTAAAAAAATGAAGCCCTATTCTCGAAGTAATGAATCCCTAAAATTTCTTAGCGAAAAGGAAATGACAAAACAAAAACGTGACCGTATAAAAAGTTGGACCAGCTTCTATAGGCAAAACCCATCGTATTTTGTAGAGCATTATATGCAAGTCTCGCTATACCCTTATCAACGCTTTTGGTTAAATTTAATGGCTAGGTCAACAGAGTTTGTAGGCATAGCCTCTCGTGCTAGTGCAAAGTCATGGTTAATCGCCGTGTATGCTATTGCGAGATGTATTTTATATCCCGGCACTACTGTTGCCTTAGCTTCTTCTACAAAAGCACAAGCGGGTCTTATTATTTCTGAAAAATGCAGGTCTCTACGAGATGAACACCCCAATATTGCTAGAGAATGTTCCAACCTTGTTTCAAATCAAAATCAATGGCGCATGGATTTTTATAATGGTTCAAAGATTAATGTTGTAGTAAGTGGAGAAGGCGGTAGAGGTCAAATGGCTTCAATAAGCAGTAATGCTTATTAAAAATGGCGCAAGAAACGGGAAAGCTGAGACGCTAACCCGAGTGGAAAAATAATTTTAATAAATTATTCACACGCAACGCATAGAGTTATTACTTTTTATTATATTTGCTCTTTGGGCAAAGGAGAAATTTAAAATGATTTTATCAAAAGAAGATTTAAAAAGTTTTATAATTGGAATGTTGCTTGGAGATGGATATCTCCATTTAGGCAAAAATTCCATAAATTACAATATTGGTTGTACCCATAATCCAAAACAATACGATTATATGATATGGAAAATGGAAATACTAAAAGAAAATTTGCATAAAAATTATTGGACACGAGAAATAGATTCTGTTTTTTCTGGAAAAGCTATTTTTGAAGGAAACAAAAATAAAATCTATAAGATGTTTCATTCTATTCTCGGTTCACATACCTTTATAACAAATATACATAAAGAAATGTATGAAAATAAAAAAAAGATTGTTCCATATAGTATTTTGGACCAATTAACCCCTATTGGAATTTCTGTTTGGTTTATGGATGATGGAACGCTATCTATTCGAAAACACAAAGATGGTCGAAATAAAACAAAATGTATATTTCTACATATTCAAGGATTTGATAGCGAAAGTCAATTAAATATACAAAAATATTTTAATGAAAAATATAATTTTGAATCTAGTCTCCACAAAGACAGAGAACATTTAAGACTTTATATACCAGCTAGAAAAACAGAAGATTTTTTATCAATAGTAAATCCATATGTCTCTTTAATCGATTGTATGAAATATAAATTAAATCATTAAATTTCAAAAAGTAGTAAGGTTTGAATCTCATATATGTTTATGAGAATATAATATCTCCAAGAGTGCGCCTACCCTTATAGGGTAAAAAGATATGCTGAACTTGAAAGAAAAAAATTTCAAGAATGTAAAGATAAAAAACTTTACAGATAACAAAATGCACCGCAGCAATGTAACAGTTTTAGAAGAAAGACGTTTAATACCTAATGAAATTATAGATTCTATTATTCGTCCTTTTCTTGTATCAAGACAAGCACCTTTTATGAAAAACCCTAAGTATTCAGAAATTGCAGAACTTAGAGAGGAACCACAAGAGATTATTATTTCTTCTGCACATTATAAATCATATGAATGGTATCCAGAAACGAAGAAATTCTTAAAAATGATTGCAGACGGGGATACTAATACCAAAGCATTGTTTTTGGATTACCCGATTTCAATTCATCATGGTATAAAAACAAAAAATCAGATGATAAGAGAGAGGTCCAACATGGACCCCATAACATTTCTTATGGAATACGGAAATATTCCATATGGGTCATCCTCTTTATCGTTCTACAAACTTGGTTTATTCGAAAGAAGTATAAAGAGAAGTTGGAGACCTATTCGAGATGAAGTTTACATAACTACCAGAAAAAATAATTACGATATACCAAAACTAAGCGATGAAATGCGCATTGTTTCTGTTGATGTAGCTATGCGAGCAGGTTCGACAAATGACAATACAATTATAACCTGTGGAAGATTATTACCAAGTAAAAGAGGCTGGTTAACCGAAGTAGTTTACATGGAATCCCACAACGGTAAAAATACGAATTTACAAGCATTAAGAATAAAACAAATCTATGAGGAGTTTCAAGGAGATGTACTGGTACTTGACCTTGCAAATGCTGGAATTTCAGTTTTCGACGCATTAACTGCGGTAACAAAAGATGAGATAAGAGGTGTAGAGTACCCCGCTTATACAGTAATGAATTCCATAAACGTAGATACAAAAGTATACGATGAATTAATTACTAGAACTATTGGGCAGGGCGCTGTACAGTGTATATTCCCAATTTCTGCTACCGCACCTCTAAACTCTTTAATTGCAGTAAAGTTCAGAGAAAGATTAAAGAAAAAATTAATCACATTCCTAATTGATGATAATAGCGAAGAAGAATTCTTAATAAAGTCGGGTAATAAGGATATTTTAGACCAAGACGATACCGGAATAAGAGCATATCTTTTACAAGCGCATTTACAAACAAGTTTGTTTATAAACGAAAGCATCGCTTTAGAAATGGCTCCGGCACAAGGTTTAGTTAAACTAATTGAACCCGCTGGTTCTCGGAAAGACCGTTATACTTCAGTAAGCTATATGAATTATTACATAAGTCTGATGGATTTGGATTTATTACAAGAAAAAAATTCAGAATGGGACGATATTGAAGCTTTTCTAGGAGTCTCACAAATAATATCAGGATAATGGTGAAAAATGACAAAAAAAATCGAGAAAAAATTGTCCGAATCTCTAGAGAGATATTGGGCGGAGAGGAGGGTATAAATGACAGACAATAAAGAAGAAGAGGTTTTGCTTGATGAAGCAACTATATGGGACATGATATCCTTCGCTCGTGGATATACGAGCTATTTGAACCCCGACCTAATCAGCAGCAGAATGAGGGACATCACTTTGAATCCTATGGCTGCTACCGAGGAGACTCTCAATCAGGCAATAACTAATCCTAAAGACAATGAATTACAACTTCGTGCCTTCTCTCAAGATTTTGAAATGAGGTCGATGGTTTATAAGCGTCTTATTACTTATATGGCAGATATGCTTGCATTTGATGTTACCTACACATCGGATGCTGAACCTAAAGACTACGACACTCCAAAATATAAAAAAGACTTGAGGGCAGTAGAAGATATTCTCGATAAATTTGCTTATAAAAAAGAATTATCTATTGCCGTTAAGCAAATGGTAAGAAACGATGCGTATTTCGGTGTTATTAGAGACTTGGGAGATGCTGTTATTTTGCAAGAACTCCCTGCTGATTATTGCAAAATAACCGGAAGATGGGAGGGTGGTTTCTTATTCAGCTTTAATATGTATTGGTTCTTATTGCCCGGAGTTGACATTAATATGTACCCCGATTTCTTTAAGAAGAAATATAAGGACATATGGGTAAACGGAAACAAGGCAAAACCATATATGCCCTCTATGCCACCAGAATTTAGAGATTCGACTTGGATTTATTGGGTTGATGTGCCTATAAGCGTGGGCGTGTGTTTTAAATATTCTCCGGAACTGGCAACCAGATTACCATATTTTACCCCTTTATTTAGTGATTTAATTTTGCAATCTTTGATGCGTAATCTTCAAAAGAGCGCAAGCATGGCTGCGGCAAGTAAAATGATTATTGGTCAAGTTCCAATGTTAAATAGAGATGCCAAAGCAAGCGTAAAAGATATGATTGCCATTAGCCCCGATTTACTAGGTAAGTTCTTGGCATTGGTTAAAAGTTCTATTAATGAGGCTATTAAAGTTGCTTCTGCGCCTTTGGAAGACATGAAGGGTATTAGTTTTGACTCAGAAAATGAGTTGTATGATAGTTACTTAAAAACAACCTTGGCTTCGAGTGGTGTAAATACAAACTTGATATTTACAAGTGATATTAAACCCAATGTTCTCGAAACCCAATTAAGCTTAAATGTCGATGAGCAAATGATGACAGCATTATATGACCAGTTTAATATTTTTATGAATTATCTTGTCAATAAATATACAAAATCATTCAAATTCAGATTTAGTTTTGAGGGTACACAGTTCTTTTTAAACAGACAACAAAGATTAGAATCTATAATGACTTTGTTTAATGTGGGAATTATTTTACCTCAAAAGATTGGTGCGGCAATTGGAATGAAACCTGCTCAATTTAGGAAACACTTGGAAGAAGCAAAAGCAACTGGTTTTATGGATTTGCTTGCTCCACCTGCTCTCGAAGGTCAAAAACAGATGGCAGAAATAACTGGTAAACAACAAATGGATTTAGCCGACCAAGCCGCTAAAAATCAACAAGATGCTGCTAAAGTACAGGCTAAATTAAATCCTAAACCTGCGCCGGGTGTACCTGTAGTTAAACCTACGGCTAAACCAGAGGGAAAAACTACGGATACACCAGAAGCAGGAAGACCTAGAAAAGATGTATCAAAGATAAGCGATGAAACTGCCGAAGGACAAGCGGGTGGACAAAATCTAGAGCGCGGTGGAAAATTATAATGCCAAAACGGAATATAAAATTTTAAAAAATCCAAACACGGGTCGTTGGCTTCCTTATGATATTTATATTTCTCAAGGAGAAAATCCAATTATTAATGGAATATATATCGAAATTAACGGAATCCAGCATTATAGTATACAAAATTGGCACAAAATGAAGGCTAAACGAAACGGTACAACTTCAAAACAAGAACTTATATTTCAAAAAGAAAAAGATAGATTAAAAAAGAAATTTGCAAACATAAACGGAACATATATAGAAATCGATTTGAGAAAAATAAAAACAATTAAAGAAGCAATATCTTTTATTGAAAAAATCTCTTAATCTATGAAAATAATTAGAAACAAAGAGAGGAGGTAAAATATGACACTTATAGGAGAAAGTCTAAGAAGTGCACTAAATGAGCAAATAGGGCATGAGTTTCACAATGCAAATATTTATATGTTTATGTGTGCTTTTTTGCGTAATAAAGGTTTGGATAATCTCGCAAAACTTTTTGAAACCCAACACGAGGAAGAGATAGGACACGGCAAAGAATTTGTTTCTCTGTTAACTGATTTAAATGCTGATGTATTTATTCCTGAAATTGATGAAATAAATACACAATTTATTTCAATCGTGGGCTTAGCACAACTTTATTTAGATAGAGAAATACTCACGACCACAAGTATCGGGGAAATTCTTAAGTTGGCAATGGAAGATAATAATTATGTAGTTGAACAAAAAATGCGGGAAATGATTGCTAAACAGCAAAAAGAATACGAAGAAGCCACAACTTTTTTGGATAATGCCGTACTCTGCGGGGACGACTGGTGGCATGTAAAAGTATGGAGCGACTCCATAGGAGGATAAATATATGTCATGATTACGAATCCAGAAATAATTCAAGAAAAATATAAATGCAATAAATATGTTAAGAGTTGGCTTATACGCCACTGTCAAATACCCCTAATGAGTTTTGACAGATATGGTAATTTCTATTTTGCTAAAACAGACAAGCTAAAAGAGTGTATTAAACATATGCCGTTAGATGTAAGAATATTGTCTATATTATAAAAAATTCCAAGAGAGGAGGTTAAATTTGATAAAAAAAATTAGTTTTGATATAGAAAACGTCGAAATGATTCAGGAAAATCCCGATTCTAAATTTGCTCTTTTAAGTCTAGATTTTTTTGCTTCAGGGGATAATCTTCATGACATGTACGTTTCTGAAGAAACTCTTCTCAAAACAGCGAATACAATCAAGAACTGCCCTCTTGTTTGGAAATATGATTCGGTTTTAGATGACGCATACACCCACGATTCGGAGGAATCCCCATGTGGGTTTATTCCAGAAAGTGCCGAAGTCAAAAGCAGAAAACTGGAAGACGGAAGAACAATGTTATCAGCTATAGCTTATGTGTGGAAAAGGTATACTGGTCCACTGTTAAGCTTCTTCAAAAGAGACGGAGGCAAAAAACCTGTCAGTGTCGAAATGAGCGTGTATAAAACTCAACCTAAAGGAAATGGGAAAACAGAACTTCTCGATTTTAGATATGAAGGAGTAACGGTTCTAGGAAGTTATGTAACCCCCGCGATACCCTTGGCTAATGCTAGCATTCTATCTTTTACAAAAGAATATGAAGAGGATTTAGAGAAAGAATTTTCTTTCACCGAAATTATAATTCCTAGTAAAATAAGAGATAGCGCAGAAAAAGGTCTCGGTATTCGTAAAGAAGAGGGAGGCGGTACATCTACGGGCGTTGCCTTTGCTCGTTATTTAACTAAAAACAAAATAATAACCCCTCAAAAGGTAAAAGAAATCAACAATTATTTTTCCACACATAAAAACAGCAAGGAAACCGTCGATTGGTTACTTTGGGGCGGAGATTATAGTAAAGAATGGGCAGAAAAAACGGTAGAAAAAATAAACGGCGAACTTATCACATTCCCCTATAAGTCAAAAACAGATATAAATCCGGCTTTAAAGGGAATAGACCCTCCCATTTCTATCGCTCAAGCTAACGCAATTGCTAGACAAGCAGATTCGATTGGTGTAGACAAAGAGAAAAACGGTTGGGCTATTGCAATTAGCTCATTTAGAAAAACCCACCATGTAGAAGATGGAAAATGGGTTAAAAATGCTGGTAGCACAGCTAAAGCTTCAGAAAATTCTGATAATTCCGATTTGAAAGATTGGGAATATTGGGAAGAAATTGTTGAAGAGGATTTTGCTGCCGAAGATATGGGTAAGGGTGAAGCGATACAAGTTAATAAGTCGGAAGACGCAGTTTCAAACACCGCATGGGGGAGTGTTGATAAAACCTCGCTAATGCACAAAGTTTTAAAAGCTTCTAATTATAAATCCCTTGTCCATGATGTATATTTGGTTGTTGATTCGGGTTGGAAAGAA